TGTTCTCTATCGACGCATTACGTTATGGTCGTATGACAATGACCGCAACGGGTGGTGACGGAACGTCAGTAAGTTATCCCGCACCATTGACCAGTTCGTCAGCAAACTTTCCTCAGATGGCTGACTACAATGATTACAACGCAGGCGGAACACCATCTTTTGGTTCTGCTGTAGACGGTGGGTATCATGTGTTTGGACAATTCCAAACGATTGATGGTGGTTTCCAAATGAAGGGGATTGTCAGTCTGGGAACTGCGGGTACTTCCGTTTATTTTGATGACGCAAACCGTTCTATCCTTATTGAAGACGCATATCTAACATATGATGATTTCAATCGAATCGAAATACGAAATGCCGCATCGACAGTCAATATCAGTTCAACTACATTTGCATTCAGTCCTAGACCATCTTCTGTTTTAACCGCTGATGCTCCTGCAACACCTAGAGGTAACTGGGAAGTAGTAGATAACGCAACGGTTATGTTGGATGCTTGTACCTTTGTTGATATGGGTACATTCATATTCCAATCCAACTCAGATTTGATTGACTGTGTATGGAGACGAACAGATTTAGTAACACAAGGTGGTGCGACAATCACGGGTTGTACATTCCAGAATACTATATCGACAACTGCGGCCGTCTTATCAACTGCAGCAACGTTGAGTTCGATTACTGACAGTTTTTTCATTAGAACGACCGGAACGGCCAATGCTGTTGATATAGGTAACATTGGAACGAACACAACGGTAACGTGGGATGGTAACACGTTAACAGGATACGGCACTCAGACAGCGGGTAATAACATTTCAAGTACTGCGAACGGTGCGATTGCGGTCAACTTTACGTCAAATGTAACATTAACAATCAGTGTTGTCAATAGCGCAACAATTCCAACGGTTGAGATATCTGGAACAGGTACGGTTAATATTGCGGCATCCGTGACCGTGAATGTAAACGGTTTGAGAGATAACACAGAAGTTCGTGTTTACACAGCAGGAACTACAACGGAACTCGCTGGAGTGGAATCAGTATCTGGTGGTGTTGGTACTGGTGTTAGTAATGGTTCTGTCAGTGGTTCTACGGACGACAACACATTTAGTTTTAGTTCTTCATCCGGTGCGAACATTGACATTCGAATCTTTAATTTAGATTTCGACTCAACACAATTTTTAAACTTCACAGTGTCTGCGAATGGTGATAACATTGAAGCAGTACAGGTTGAAGACCGTGTATTTAGTAATCCATGACGTATAAATACATGAATACAAAGTTAATCTTGGAGTAATATAAATGGCAGGCGAACGAACATTCTTGCGAGTCCCACCAGACGGAGCAGGTAAACGTGTGCGGATGACGCACACCGCTGAAATATTCTACAGTAATCTTAGTCCCGCTAACTATGCGTGGGATATAGGTCAAAGGTATTTCACTACCTTTAGTGATGATGCCGTTTACTATATTCATGTTCATGGAGTGTATCAAACTAGTTCAACCACTGGTGTTTTAGAAGTACACTATGCGAAAGCGGCAAAATATGAAAATCTAGACCCAAAGATTGGTGCCAACATCCTTGACGAAGATGGTGTAACAGTTCTTGCGACTGTACAAAGTTTTCGTGACGTTTACATTAACTCAAACCATATTGTTGGGTTTGATAATCCAGAATATGGTGTAGACGTTGACCCTACTGGTTCAATGAATGTACGATTCTCAGAAGGTCTACCACAACTTGATGCGTTCGGCAAACTCCGCACGTCTGGTGCTACGATTCTCGGTGATTATGTTTTTTCTGATACTGTTTTGCCTCAGTATTTTACGACTACCAAATGGAACGGTGGTACAGTAACACACGATGCTAATAGACATGCCGTAGTGTTTACGACTCCTGCGACTTCGGGTGTTGCTACTGCTGACCCCGATACAGAATATCTTGGAACATCCGACCCGATGGACGAAGATAACTCGTATTCTATTACTCACACAAGTGACACATACCACCATTATTTTCCAGGCTTCTCACAGTCAATTACTATGACTGTCGCATTACAAGACGATGGAGATGTTGCGGGTGTTGCGCAGAAGTGGGGATACTTTGATGATGATAATGGATATTATTTTCAAGCAGTAGATGGTGGTGGTCTAGAGTTTGTCATTCGTTCAAAGGCAACAGGTGACAGAAAAGAAACTGTTATTAGTAGAACACAGACCCGAGTTTTTCTGAATGGTGTATTGTCTTCAACCACATCGGATGGTTGGGACGGGGACCCAGTAAATGGCGCAGGAGATTCGGGTAAAACACTTGACCTAACAGATGATAACATCTATTGGATAGACATCCAGTGGTTGGGTGCGGGGCGTGTTCGTTTTGGTACTTATCATGAAGGTCAACGTATTACGATTCATGAAGCCTACAACGATGTCAATGGTGGATTTCCTCACTCTCAGACAGGTTCGTTACCTATACGATTCCAACAGTATAACATTTCCGGTGAAGTTGTATCTCAATCAAACATTATGAGAGCATGGTGTGTCTCAGTTATAACCGAAGCGGCAGTAGATTTGAACAAACAAGGGTTTGGTCAGGTTGAATCGTTTCAGGTTACCTTTGACCCCCGAAACAAAAACGATTACAAGGGGTTGAATGATACTGGAAAGGGTGACCGTACTGGTGTGACTAAGACTGGATGTTCTGGTACCGCAGGTTCAAACACTCTCACAGTTCCAAATCTAACAGGTATCAAAGCAGGTTACCGTCTTCACATCATGTCTGGTTCTGGTGTGGTTGATAACACAGGGCGTGGTACTACTATTACTGACATCGTTGATTCAACGACCGTAAAACTTAATCGTAATATTGTGACAAACATTACGTCAGGTGACAGTGTACGGTTCCATCTGAGCGTTGACCACGAATATCATTTGATTGGAATACTTGCTCCTGTAACGTATATTGGAAGTCAAACAACCAATAAAAACAGAACCATCTATCAACCGAAGTCAATGCAAGCATGGGCATATCACGAAACTACAGGTGTTGACGGATTCTGTGAGATAGAACTTTACACTCAGCCGATTGTTTCTGGTAACAGTATGTCAATTACTACATCACAGGCAGACGGTGGTCCTCTACAATCTATTGAGGTAAACAATCCGTTTTCGGGTACAGAATCTTACGAGTTCTCTGATGGTCTCGTGAATTATTTTGGTAGTGGATTCCATAACTCTGTTAATTTCTGTAAGGGTAGAACTGAAACTATTGACATTTCTGGTCAGTATGGTAACTATCAATCTGGAGCATTTAAACTTGCCGCAGATAATGGTGGTAACAACCGATGCCCAGTTGCAAGAATTTATCAGTCAGACTCTGCGGGTAAAGCAACTGCAATTCAAATTAATACCTTTCCCACTGGAGTTGAATTTACCAATCACCGAGAGAATGAAACGGCATTGAGATTTGAAGGAATCCCCGGCGATATCGGTAACGACACAACATACGGACTTAACTATTCTCAGAGTGGGTTAGAGTTCTATGTTCGTCACTTAGACATTGAAAAACTAGAACTGTACACAGACCAAGATTTCACTACACCACACGATACTTCAGTTGCAACAACTGGTGGCGCAATTGACCCCACAAACAATGCAGGTGCGACTGTAAACCTTGGAAACACCACAGCAACAATATCGGCTGGTTCATTGACATGGCCTGGAAATACTGGAAGTGTTGGTTCTGGTGGTTTCATTATCTCAGGTTACGGTGATCAATTGTACTTTGCAATTGTTGCGAAACCTGTAGGACCAAGTGCTGACAGTGACTTCCTTGAATTGAACGGTGATCTTACAACCCACTTTAAACTGACGTGGAATGAGATTACTCAGTAATGAACGTAGTCACTCAGTACGGACATTGGAATCTGTGGGCAGACTCTGACGGAAGTGGTGAGGGATTTGGTTCTGGTGGTTATTACGGCACCCAAAAAGTAACGTTTGATGGACGTAACAAAATTATAATTGTCGCTGAAGGCGTGACAGAACTTGATATTAAAATAGATGTATATTCTGCGTGGAAAGAATGGATGCTTGCGAATCAAGAGTTTCCTCTTGGTGCATCATGGGAACCGGCAATCAGTGCAATCGGTGGTGAAGCCTTATCCGATGTATTGAACGTTGGTTCTACGTTCTTCCTTGAGAACGGATGGAGGATACAACCTTTCGCAAGTAAGTCGCCATACATTCTTACTGCGGTTGGTAACATCTACACACGGGAAGCGGGTGGTAACCCGTTTCTGTTCGCAGAAGGTGTGTCGGTCAACTTGTTACGTTCTAACTTGGTTGACCAGTTGGTTGCGACTGCGGCAGTAACAGAACAGGATTACGCAAACATTGCACAAAAAGTTTGGGAGTACACGAAACTTGCGAACACTGGAACGAACACGTATGGCGAGTTAGTGAAAGATATAGATAGTGACTTGTCTACAGTTAAAACTGAAGTGAACAAGACCCTTAAGAAGGGTGAATTCTTAGCATTAAAATAGGAGATAGACTATGGCGGATGAAGACGTAATAGTAGCAGAAGTACCAGCAGAACCGATTGAGAATAATAATCCAATCGAGGATTTGATTAACAGTATTCAGAACAAAGAATATACTGACGCTGAACAAACATTCAACGATATCATCGGTGACCGACTTCAAAACGCATTAGACCAAACCAAGGTTAGAATGGCGAATCAGATGTATAATGATGCAGAAGAAGAATACGATGAAGAAGAAGGTGATGAAGAAATGTCAGATAATGAATTTGATGATGATTTCGAAGAAGAAGACGACGAATCTTAAAATTTAAACTTTTATAAATAATCGTATGAAAACATTTAAAGACATAAGAGAAGCAAAATCTAAGGGGAAAATGCCCCCCGGCGACCATGTCTTCGATAAAAAAGTTGGAAAGGTGCATGTCATGGTGCACAAAGACAACAAAGGGTTCGCTGTCTATATTGACGGTGACAAACTAGACACCTACAAGACTCAGCGTGAAGCAGAGAAGATGGGTGTCGAATTCGCTAAGGAAATGTAAATGAAACTGATTTCCGAATACACAGAAAATGACGTACAGTGCATCGTTGAACGTAAAGAGAACGGTGACAAGTCTTATGTCATAGAAGGCGTATTTGCTCAATCCGAACAAAAGAATCGCAATGGGCGTGTCTACCCCAAAGCAATCATGGAAAGAGCCGTCAATAAATACGTCACAGAACAGGTATCTAAGAAACGTGCGGTTGGGGAATTGAATCATCCCGATGGACCGACAGTTAACTTAGACAAAGTTTCACATCTCATTACTGACCTCCGAATGGAAGGCAATGATGTGATGGGGAAGGCACAAATATTGGATACTCCGATGGGTAAGATTGTGAAAGGTCTACTTGAGGGTGGTGTTCAACTAGGTGTGTCAACTCGTGGTATGGGTAGTCTTGAGCAAAGAAATGGTGTTGCATACGTCCGTGACGACTTCATTCTTAATACCGTAGATATCGTACAGGACCCTAGTGCTCCTGGCGCATTCGTTAATGGTATTATGGAAGGCGTAGAGTGGGTATGGAATAACGGCATCATTCAACCTCAAGTAATTGAAGAAATGGAGACTGAAATTAAACAAGCTCCGAAGAAGCATCTCTACGAGACGCAGGTTCGTGAGTACAAAAATTTCCTCTCGTTGCTCAAATCAAACTTTAAGGAGTAAAACATATGTCTGAATACAATGTTGAGCTTCCTGTCGATGAGGCCAACCAAATCGAGGAAGCAAGTGCTCAGAAAATGCCAGTAGGTGATGAAGCACAGTCGGTTGCAGCTACAGACAAAGCGTCTCAGGCGACTTCAAAAGCGCCCGCTCGCAAAGGCGATAGCACTAAGCAAGACCCGGCACCGAAAACCAAAGCAGGAATGTTGAACGCAATGTACAGCAAGTTGTCTGGTATGAAAAAAGACCAACTTCATGCAATGTACAGCAAGATGGAAGGTTTCGAAGTAGACGAAGACGGTGAAGCAATTGAATTGCCCGAGTTCACGTATACTGACGAACTAGAAGCACTTGTAGAAAGCGAAGCAACTTTGTCAGATGAGTTCAAAGCGAAAACTGCTGTAATTTTCGAAACTGCAATTCGTTCCAAACTCGCTGAAGAAGTAGAGCGAATGGAAGATGAATATCAATCACGTCTTGATGAAGAACTGCAAGCAACTCGTGCAGACCTAGTCGAGAAGGTTGATTCCTACCTCAACTATGTAGTTGAAAATTGGATGGAAGAGAATAAACTGGCTGTTGAGTCAGGCATTCGTACTGAAATCGCTGAAGACTTCATGGGCAAGTTGAAAGACCTGTTCGTTGAATCTTACATCGAAGTACCCGAATCCAAAGTTGACCTAGTTGATGAACTAGCAGAAGCTGTTGAAGAACTCGAAGAGAAACTCAACAAGCAAACTGCATCTGTTCTCGAAATGTCAGAAGCGTTGGAAACATACAAGCGTCAAGCGATTATTCGTGAAGCGTCTCGTGACCTCGCAGAAACACAAGTAGAAAAACTCAACTCTTTGGTTGAATCTCTTGACTTCGAAGACGAAGAGTCTTTTGCACACAAAGTTAAAACTGTGAAAGAGTCTTACTTCCGTAAAGAAGTTGCACAAGAAGAAGAAATCAACGAAGAGTGGGAAGCTGACCAAACTGAAGAAGTTAATTCTATCATGAGTCAGTACCTAAACGCAATTAAGAAAACATCTAAGTAAGGAGCATCACAATGCAAGTATCATACGATAAATTGGTTGAGAAGTGGGCACCCGTTCTCAACGAAGAGTCAGCTGGTAAAATCTCTGACAACCACCGTAAAGCGGTAACCGCAGCTATCTTGGAAAACCAAGAAATGGCATTCCGTGAAGAAGCTAACATGTTGGCTGAATCACCTACTAACACCAACGCAGCAGTAACTGGTGGACCCGGCGGTGCAAACTGGAACCCCGTTCTTATTGCACTTGTTCGTCGTGCAATGCCTAACTTGATGGCATACGACCTTGCTGGTGTACAGCCCATGACTGGTCCTACTGGTCTTATCTTCGCAATGCGTTCACGTTACAAGACTGATGGTCGTAACGGTGTAACTGCTAATGACGAAGCGTTGTTCAACGAAGCAGTAACTGGTTACTCAGGTGACTCAAGCGTTGCTCAGTCTTCAGGTTCTTCAGGTCTTGAAACTGCTAATGACGGCAACAGTTCAGGTTCTATCGTTGACTCACAAGGTTCTTACGTTCCTGATATCGCTGGTGGTATGCCTACTGCTGACGCAGAAGCGTTGGGTTCAACTGGTTCTGCATTCGCAGAAATGGGTTTCACAATCGAGAAAGCAACTGTAACTGCGAAATCTCGTGCGTTGAAAGCTGACTACAGTTTAGAACTTGCACAGGACTTGAAAGCAATTCATGGTCTTGATGCAGAAACTGAATTGGCAAACATCTTGTCAACTGAAATCCTTGCGGAAATCAACCGTGAAATCATCCGTACTATCAACTCACAAGCAAAAATCGGTGCATTGACTTCTAACGTTGCTACCAAAGGTATCTTCGATTTGTCAAGCGATGCAGACGGTCGTTGGTCAGTTGAGAAGTTCAAAGGTCTTATCGTTCAAATCGAACGTGAAGCAAACGTAATCGCGAAAGAAACTCGTCGCGGTAAAGGTAACATCATCGTTTGTTCTTCTGACGTTGCTACTGCACTTGTTGCTGCTGGCATGTTGGATTACACTCCTGCGTTGTCTACTAACCTTCAGGTTGATGACACTGGTAACACTTTCGCAGGTGTATTGAACGGTCGTACCAAAGTTTACATCGACCCTTATGCAACTACTGACTACGTAACTGTTGGTTACAAAGGTACTAACCCATATGACGCAGGTGTTTTCTACTGCCCATACGTACCTCTACAAATGGTTCGTGCAGTTGGTGAGAATGACTTCCAGCCTCGCATCGGGTTCAAGACTCGTTACGGCATGGTAAGTAACCCATTTGCAGGAACTGCAGGTGCACAGGACGGTCTTGCTGCTGCTCGTACCAACCAGTACTACCGCATCTTCCGTGTAGATAACATCCTCGCATAATTCTAAAAATTATGAGGGTTTTGGGGGGTCTTCGGACTCCCCTTTTTTTTGTATATAAATAAGGTCATATAAACAGAGACATTTACTATGGCAAACCTAACTCATAATATCAACTACTTGCAACCCAGTGGTTTTAGTGTGGTAATTGATAGAAAGAACTATCCCAACTTAGAATATTTCGCACAGACGGTTTCACACCCTGGCGCAACTGTGAGCGAAACAGAAATACCATTTCGCAACACTAATATACCATTCACAGGTGATACTGTCAACTATACTGATGTGTCTTTTAATTTCCTCGTAGACGAAGATATGGAAGGTTATATTGAGATTTATCAGTGGTTATTGCGAAACTTGCAAACTAATAGGCGTGGGGCGTCTCAGGCAGTCCGTGAGGACATTCCACCGACAGAAGCGGATATTACCCTTAATATTTTGTCTAGTCATAATAATCCTATTCGAAAAATCAAATATTACAATGCATTCCCAACAAACATTGGTGAACTCAATTTTGCAGCTACAACAAATGATGTGGAACCCTTAACTTTTTCTGCACAGTTTCGTTTTGCATACTTTGAAATTTTATGATATAATAGGGGGTTACTAACCCAACTTTGAGGAAGATTATGAATCTTGATGATATACTGAGTGAATGGAAAAAAGACGCACACATTGAATTTAACAAGTTGGATGTCTCGTCTCAGGAGACACCCAAACTACACGCAAAATATCTTGAACTATATACTAATGCGAAACTTAAATTAAAAGATGCAGAGTTCAAACAGAAAGTTCTACTGAAAGAGAAATGGTTATATTATAACGGAAAGATGAGTGAAGAAGAACTTCTGCAGAAAGGATGGAACCCAGACCCATTTAATGGTTTGAAAATATTGAAAGGTGAGATGGAACATTACTATGAGAGTGACCCTGAAATTCAGGCGTCTGAAGCAAAGATAGTATACCTCCAAACCATCATAGAAACACTGAAAGAAATTCTCGATAATCTGAAGTGGAGACACCAGACTATTAAGAATATGATTCAGTGGAAACAATTCGAAGCGGGATTTTAATGAACGACATTATTGACTCGGAGTTTCAAACGACTCCATATGAACTAGTGCATTTTACTAACTTACTTCGTGTAAGACTTCGAAAATATGGGTTTATAAATTACTGGGGGCATTTACCACCAACACAAGCCGTATACGATGCGTTCGAAAAAGTTCTAGACTATACGGAACCCAAAGAGGTTCTAGAGTTTGGTTCTTGTCTTGGATTTTCTGCATCTTACATGTTGCAGACTTACCTTTGCGCAAACGTGCATAGTTTCGATTTGCGAAAACAAAGTATTACAGACCTAGACGGGAAAAGTATGGAATCAGGCGTTGATATGGTTTCGAAACGTTATGGTAATCGTTTTAAGTTTGTGCAAGATGACACCAAGAATGTCAAGAACTATTATCAACCAAACTTCTTTGATGTTGCTCTCGTCGATGCGGACCACAGTTATGAAGCCGCTAAAACTGACATTCAGAATTGCGTAGACCTAAACATACCATACATATACGTGGACAATGTATTGGGTATTGATGATGTGAAACGTGCAGTCGACTCATTCTCTGATATACTCGAAGTAGACAGTGTTTTTGATTATAGAAATATCAAGGAGAAAAAGAATAACGGAGAGTACGTGATTCATCACGACCAGTTATACTTATTAAAATGGAAGTAATCAAACTTAAAATGAAAGACTATGCGATGCTTCAGTTGACGGAGTGTGAACCACACATCGTCACTGAACTGTCCGAGTATTTTACATTCGAAGTTCCTGGCGCCAAATTCATGCCTGCTGTAAAGAAAAAGGTCTGGGATGGCAAGATTCGTATGCTTGACCGAAACACGGGAGAGATTAATGCGGGTCTGTACTGGGCGATTAAAAAGTTTTCCATGCAACGTGGTTATGGCATTAAAGTTGAGGAAGGACCTTATGGATACCCTTATGACAAAAATAAAGTTAATCACATGCAGACTATGCAGTGGTTGGAGTCACTTAATATTCCTTTTAAACCCCGCGATTATCAGTACGATGCTATTACATATGGAATAGAGAACAAACGTTGTGTTCTGATATCACCTACGGGCTCTGGTAAGTCGTTTATCATCTATTTGATGTTGCGATGGTTTCTTGAAAATAATGATGGAAAAGCATTAATCATCGTCCCCACAACATCTTTGGTAGAACAACTTTACTCTGATTTTACATCTTATGGGTATGATGCGGATTTGCATTGCCATAAGATATATTCAGGAAAGGATAAGGACACCGATAAGAGAGTCATCATCTCAACGTGGCAGTCTATCTATAAACTGCACCCTGTCTGGTTTCATCAATTCGGTGCAATCTTTGGTGATGAAGTTCATGGTTTCAAAGCAAAGTCTTTGTCGTCTATCATGAACAAAGCAAAGAATGCTCAGTATCGTTGGGGTACGACTGGTACGCTTGACGGTACGCAAGTCAATGAACTTGTACTTGAAGGACTGTTTGGTCCTAAGAAACAAGTCACAACAACGCATGAACTGCAACAGAAAGATACGCTTGCTCAACTTGATATAGATATAGTACTCCTTAAATATAAGGAAGAGTTTTGTAAGTTGACGGAAGGTCGCAGTTATCATGATGAAATAGACTTCTTGGTTACATACGAGAAACGCAATAAGTTTATCGCAAATCTCGCAACAAGTCAAGAAGGTAATACACTCGTTTTATTTAATCTGGTTGACAGACACGGTAAAGTGTTGCAGGACCTGATTGAATCAAAACTTAAAGAAGGTCAAAGGTTATTCTATGTCAGTGGAGAAACCAAAACCAGCGATAGAGAAGCAGTCCGAGGAATCGTCGAGAAACAATCTAATAGCATTATCCTTGCTTCTCTGGGCACTTTCTCGACTGGAATCAATATACGTAACATTCACAACATCATATTCGCGAGTCCGTCAAAAAGCCAGATTCGAGTGTTGCAGTCGATTGGACGAGGACTGAGAAAGTCTGACGATGGTTCAACGACAAAGTTGTATGATATTGCGGATGATTTGCATTGGAAATCAAAGAAGAATTTCACACTACTACATAGTGGTGAACGCATAAAGATTTATGCGAAAGAGAAGTTCAATTATAGAATTATACAGGTGGACATATAATGCACGAGATTCAACAGTTCAAGTTGTCAAACGGTGATGAGATACTGTGCGAAGCACTGGAATGGAATAATGAAAACCATGAAGTGTTTATCAAAAATGTTATGACTATAGTCCACGTGTATATAGATGATGAAAAGTATGCGGTGTTCCGACCGTATTTAAATTATGCTGAACAAGACAACCATGTAATGGCATTGAATTCAAAACACATCACCATAGTAAGTAAACCCAGTGAATTATTGGTGACACAATACCGTTCGTCTGTTTACGACATGCACCAGATATACAAAGAACGTGAACAAGAATTTCTAACCAAACAAATAAAGACGTTAGAAAAAATCAGTGAATTAATTAAAAACAAAGAGAATGTACAATTCAATGACTTTTCGGATAGTGCATCTTCCAACGTAATTACCTTTCCTTTCAAACCAGATGATACCGTACATTAATGGTATATTCACTCTTCGGCGCAGAGCAGCTTTAGGGTATCACCTGTCTCTTATACACATCTGACGCTGCCGACG